CAGAGAACAGCTAGACCAACTTTGGTCTGACATTGAGGCAGAGATAGAGTTACTAAGTGAACCACTAGATGAAGAACAATTAGGTTTGCTTAATCCTACATTTGATGTAGAATAGATTTACGTTGCTTCGTTGACGTTAGTGTAGACCTTCTAGGGTTCACACTCCCTCAGATGTCGGATTGCCGTCCGATGTTTGGATTAAAAAGCCCTGCTTGCATTCGGGGCTTTTTTTTGCCTGACGTTTAATGTAGACTAACAGTGTCCTTCGGGATAGGAAGTCGTTATTTAAGTTCAAAATTGTGGTTTTCCCTACTTGGCCCTAGCTTATGCTGGGGTCTTTTTTTTGCTATAATCACGGGATGGCAAAGAACATAGCTAAAGGTAAGATGTCAGCAGCATACTGGGCCAACAAGAGTAAATGGTAATGCCACAAGGTCTATACGCTAACATACATGCTAAACGTAAGCGCATCAAGGCAGGGTCTGGAGAGAAGATGCGTAAGCCTGGTACTGCTGGTGCCCCTACAGCTAAGGCATTTAAGCAATCAAAGAAAACCGCTAAGAGTTTGATGCGTTAATAGCACCAGATAACAGGCATTGTATCTCTGGTGTCTACATGGATGAACGTCTTAGCAACACCTATACCATTAAATCCCATTGACTGCGCGTGTTTGATTATCTCGTAGGCTTCGTTACCAGTGTTAATCTTAATATCCGCAGCGATGCCCTGAGCGTGAGTACCTGGCTTGGCCTTACGCGCCTCGATACTATGGGACGGATCGCGGTATCCCGACGTAATAATGAATGGGAAGCCGCAAACGTGGCGTAGTGAGTCGATTGCCCACAGGAACTCATCTGACATCTCATTGTTACCAGTCTCCTGACAATCAAAGTCTGATCGGTTGAAGTATCTCATCGCTCCCGCTGTACGCCCTTGGCCTTCTCTACTGTTCTCATAGCACCTAGCCCTAACATGCCCATCAATACAGGCATCATCTCAGACAGGGCAATCAGGGGTATAGCTACGGTAGAGTTAGCGAGTGCTAGACCAAAGTTAGTCATGGGGATTATGATAAAGTTACCAGCCATACCAGCAACACACACCCAGCCAACAGCAGGTCTCCAGCCAGCCACAAACATGTTCTTGTGTGCAGCCTCAACCTTGTTAACTTCAAGCTGGCCCTTTGCCAACTCCTGTGCATGGCGCTCTGCCATTGTACTAATCTCATGGGCTAAGGCATTCTTAGCATCCTTATCCTCGATGAACTTGTCTAGTAACCCTGATACTGGGCCTATCAATGCTTGCAACATTATTGTATCCACTTAGCTACTGCAAATATAGAGATGATCATAGGGTACATCATCCACAGCATACGCTCCAGTTTATTAAACCTTTGTGCGCCATCATCAAGCCTACGTTCGATGTTGGAATAGCGTTCAGCACACAGAGTTTCATGCGCCTCCATCCGGCTAATAGTATCTTCGGTCATGTTAGAATCCATAATGATATATAGCAGCAAGCACTGCAATCAGCAGCACTACACCAACCGTGTGTTTGATTAAGTCTTCCTTCTTAGACTGTTGCCTAAGAGTTGCTAGTCGCTGCTTCTCTAGCTTCGCCTTGTGCTCACTCAGGGATCGATGCTGAATGGCAAGCATATCCCTCCACACTTCCCTTGGCGTTATCTTCTTTAGTTCCTTCTCACGCTCCCTAATTGCGTTCTTAGCCCATGCTAACTCCAGGGCATCCTCTTGCGTCAGTACATGATCACCAGTCTTAGTAGCTTCCTCAATAGTCTCTACGGCAGCCTTACTCTCAGTAAGAGAAGTAAACAGTCCAGACAAATCAGATAGGTGTGACCCTGACTCCTTAACTGTTTTGATGCCAGCGTTAAGAGTTTTGAGGACACCTACTACTGCGGTAATCTCAGCAATCATTCAACTTCTACCCACTCGCCTGCATCCTCATCCCAGACATATGGCCCTCTGCCATCAGGATAAGCTACTGGTGGCTCCCAAAGACAGCTATCGTCGTTCAGCGTCCAGCTTGGGTAAGGCTGTGGTGCGTAGAATGCATCACGATCTGCGTCATATACATAGCCTATACCTGCAAAGTTTTTCCGCAAGCCAGCTTTACCTGACGGCACAGGTCTGATGTCAGTAATCTCCTCGCCACCTATAGTTTGCGTGTGCTCCTCGTAGGTGTAATGCACCCCACCTCTTGTGTTGTACGATGTCTGTACCCAAGTGCCTTCCTGCGTATCTACAAAATCCTGTTCGGCAACAATCACTCGTTGGACAATGCCGTCTACTACTTCTGCAAAATGTGCCATGTGCCCTCCTTAGTTTGGCGTGAATGTGCCAGATGAATTAAACGTGTGATAGGTGTAGCCGCCAGATGATGTGATGGTTCCACCGGATGCCGCAGTGTCTCCTGCATATCTGATAATTACTACTCCAGACCCGCCTGTACTTGCAAAATAACCCGATGGACTAACTGAATAAATTGAGCTACCACCGCCACCACCACCCGTGTTGGCAGTACCATTCTGTCCAAAGCTATAAAGATTCTGTTGATTGCCTGTCCAGTAGGTTCTATAACCGTTACCACCGCCTCCAGTGCCTCCGGCTCCCACCTGAAAGTTACTGTTAGCACAAGTGTGGAGGTTTTTCATTCCATGACCACCGCCACCGCCTGCGTAGGTTGTTCCGTTTAACCATTGCGTACCGTTGCCACCGTCACCGCCTTTACCAGCACAGTTTATTTGCGAGGCATTCCCACCAGCCGCGCCAGCACCGCCACCGCCACCGCCTGCTTGGAAGTACGCAGGGTGGGCTGTAACAATAGCGTTTCCTCCAGCATTGCCTTCGCCGCTGACTGATGCACTGCCGCCTGATCCAACATCCGTGGCTCCGTAGCCATAGGGAGCGCCGCCGCCGCCAGAGCCACCTGAAGTGCCGTTTGCCGTCCCTGAGTTAAGCCCTATGCCGCCAGTACCACCACCCGCTGTCGCGGCTACACTACCAAAAGAACTTGGCGATCCGTCCTGCTGTTGGCTTGATTCCGTAGACTCAGCACCACCCGCACCTACAGTAATAGTATATGCCTGACCAGGAACAACTGCATAACCTGTACTGTTAGCCTCGTAACCACCAGCACCACCACCACCGCCACCTTTAAAGCCGCCCGATGCGCCACCAGCCACCACTAAATATTCTACTAGCATTGCGCCGCCACCACCGCCACCAACAGCTTTACCTATAGAGAATACACTTACATTCGCGCTAATCATTACAGCACCAGTGCGTGAATACCAGATGCAGCAGTACCTGTACTCAGGACTCGCTTGATAGAGCAGATCAGGTAGAAGTTATCAGGTACAGTAACTGTGCGAGTAACACCATCCTTGTTATGGAATGAAACAGCACCGCCTGTTGTAACGTACAGGCCGATAGCTATGTTGCCAGTACCTAAGTTATCTGAACCGTCAGCAGGAGTGACGGGAACCATGTCGTAAACGCTGCCATTGAGTTGACCGCTTACACCTTCAAATGGATTTGCCATTATAGAACCTCTTAAATTAAGTTAATTGAGAACGCAGGTAAGCGCACTCTAATGCTAATGCTTCTTCGTAACGTATGCCGTAACGATCTTTCTTGGGATACTCTTCACCCTCTGCCAAAGCGATAGACTTATCATCCCACTCGTCATAGCAAAGCAATCCATATTCAAATGCGTCCAGACCTTCTGCCTCAAACGCAGCCTTTACCTGCTGTGCGATCAGACCAAAGTGCCACCGAGCGCCATCACCTTTAAGCTCTACAGCGTCATCCCACTTGTACTGCACAAAGTTAACATTGGCCCAAGCTCTTAGGACTGCTGCATCAATAGTCCCTATCTGTTGCTTCTCGCGCTCATCAGATGTATTGATAGTGCCGTTACCAGCAAACACTTCAGACCAGCGGTATGTAGCATTACCACACTTGACCACGTTGTCATGGGTAGGGCGAAAGGCATTAGTCTCAATAATGATCCCTTGCACTGCCTGCTGGTTCCACAGGTTCAGCTTGCCCTCTAGTTGGCTAACGGTGTTCTGTAGCCACTCAGTGTTCCACTCTTTAATAATTACTTGAGCCATGATAATTCCTAGTAAGCGTCAATGGAGTATTCAACAATCTTATACTTAAACTTAACTATGCTGCCTGGAGCAATAGTAAAGTTGCCCAGACCTGCGCTTGGTAAGTTGTGTAGGTATGTGCTGAATGTACCAGTTGTTTGCGATGATGTTGTATTGGTAGCTATGACTTGTCGGAAGTTCATCAGACCTGTGTTGTTAAACACAATGCCAAAGTATGCGTCCACCCTAAATACTAGACCTTCCACACCTGTGCCTGAACCGCCTGTAGGGAACTCTACTTCATACACCACAAGCTGTTGACCTGGCTGCAATACATACGGAATGCTGACAGATAGATTAACATTCCCGCCCTGAGCAATAACACTTGGGAATGTAAGACAATGAACCTTCTCTTCTACGCCTCTTTGTACTAACTGATCTGTGCGGCCAATGATCAAGTCATCACTTACTATCGTTCCTGTCACAGCCTTAGATGTGGAGAAGTTAGCTGCGTATGATGGTTGCACACCAACACATGATATAGAGCAGTTAACATTAGCCAACTCATTGTCGTACATAATCAACCCAGTACGACCAGCAGTTAAATACCCTGCGTTCATAATGTTAGTGCCAAAGTCTACAAAGCGGTTTCCATATACCTGCGCCCCATCACCTAATGCCCTTTCAATCATGCCGCCACTTACAGTTACTGTCTCAGAGTTGTAGATTACCAAGCCAGTTTGAGGATTTGCCGTTGAAAGAGTACGCTTGACTAACCCAGCACGAACAAAATCACACCCTGTAATCGTAAGCTGAGAGATGCTGTGGAAGTAACACAGCGTCCCACCTGACTCAAAGAAGTGGCAGTTAGATATGTTAATGAAGTTACTGATCTGATTGTAGCCGCCACCTATATCATACATAGCAGACACATAGCTGCGGTAGATAGAAGCATTGCTCATCACCAAACCATCTAGGCTAGTAGTGTGGATACCGTAGTTCATCTTAATCAAAGAGATGTTTGACACAGTAAAGTCAGCAGCAGCCTCTTCTGTCTTCAAGAAATAGTTGCAGTCCTTAGCGGTCATGTCTTCAATAAATGGCTTAACAGCCAAGCGCAAGGTAGCTACATACACTTCTTGTCCAACACTAGCCCCAGAGTTTAATATGACAGTTCCGCTTCCTGTGCCTACTCCAGTAACAGTATAAGCACTAGAAGCCTGTGGCACACCAGCAATGTAAACAATTAACTGGTTAGCGTCTGGCAACAACCAATTATATGCAAAAGTGGTTTGACCAGCAGTAGCAGTATATGCAACCTCATAAGACTTATTGAAGATACACTTATCTAGGTTCATAAAGTCTAGGCGATTAAGCGTTAGCTCTGCCGTGTAGCTTACATCGATAGCGTGAGTGTTAGCCCTGAACACAGGAGCATCACCAAATGCAGCCTGAGTAATCACTGTACCAGCAAAGGACATCTGCTCTATTGAGCAACCAAATGCACTTACATTACTACCCTTGTTGAATGAAAATGCTGTCACACCATCGCTAATACGGATCAGTGTAGAGCCAGAGTGGACAGTAGGGCTAAAGGAACTTGTATAACCGTTGAAGTTAACACGACCAGCGCCAAGTACTCGTATGCCTTTAGTGATAGACACACCTGTAGAGATCAGGAACTCACCGTCTGGGATCAGTACAGTACCACCGTTAGGCAGGCTGTTAATAGCTAACTGGATAGCTGGGCCATCATCAGTAGTGCCATTCCCTTTCGCACCAAAGTCTAGGACATTAGCACTTGCCCCAGAGATCATGCGGTTTGCTGATTTAGTTAACGCCATGTTTATAGCTCCGGTCTTGTATCAGGGAATCCATTGATGTATTCGCCATCGTCATTCTTAGCTGGCCAGTCTCGTAGGGCAGTCCTGTAAGTTAGTAACTCTTCACGCTGCGGGTGGTCAGGTGTTGCAACGAGTATGTCTGTACGCGAAAGTTCTGCGTTGCGCCAAGTATAAGCTGACAGCACAGGACATACATAAGGTTCGTATTTGAAGGTACTCATTATAAAATCCTCGTATAGATCGTGCCGCCATCCGTACTAACTTTTGTAATTAAGCCTACAGATTCTGTTGTGTTGAATTTAAAAACTTTGTCATCAGTCTCGTTTGTGGAGTACAACTCTGTACCTTTGAAGGCAATCCCACCAAAAGAAGTTGCAGAACTAGACAATGGATTGACACTAAAAGTCACACCTGTGTAATCTCCTGAAGTGGTGTATTGAAAAACTACTCCAGTTGTTACAGTGGCGTATAAAAATGTACCATCTGTACTCAAGTCTTGCAGTTGACCACCTGTTTGAGAATTTGTACTGAAAGTTGTGCCTAGAGTTCCTCCGCTTGAGGTCAACGTATAAGGCTTCACAACATCAGAAGCACCGCCAAATGACTGAACAAAGGCATACACAACACTCCCTATCTTTGCTACGCCAACAATGCCGCTTAAACCTGTTATTGCCCATGAAGTGTCTTTGGCACCACTTGAGTTGTATCTGTGAATAACCCCTGCATTAGAGCCTGCCACATAAAAGTAAGAACCGTCCCAAAAAACTCCCATGTTTTCAGTGTCAGTCGTAGTAAAATTGACGCTTTGATATACACCCGCTGCGTTGTATTTAAAAATCGCATTTGTGTTCAATCTATCGCACACCCAGAAAAAGCTGCCGTCCCAAGTAATCCCAGAAGGGTGAGTCATCTGAGACGCGATAGACCAGTTAGTGTTTGCATAAGTAGCACCAGTCGTAAGAGACGTAGCGTCTGCGTAGGTTGTTGTATCAGAGTTTAATGTCCCAGATTGCAACCACTTCTCGCCTGACGCGGTGGTTATTAAAGAATCAAAGCTGTTGATAACCTTGTTGTCATTGACCTCAGAGCCACCACCACTTATAAAATCACTAAAGTTACTCACGACATCACCCACCCTTGCGTTGCGTCCGTAAATATGAATTGTATGGAGAGATACGCTGCATCCATAGTAAAGTCTGTTGCACTACTCATAATCTTTGATCCGTTTCTAGCTACTACTGTATCGGTAAAGTTGCCTACAGTAATCAGGACTCTCTGCCCTATAGTCGGTGAAGCAGGTAGCGTGATAGTTTTAGTAGCAGCACTAACATAAACATGCGTGTTAACAGTAGCTGTAATAGATGCCGCTGTAACCACTGATGTAATACCTACCGCAACAGGAACTGAAGCTATAGCCGCTGCGCCTACTGCATCATCAATAATCTCGGCTGCACCAACAGAGTCATCAGCCATCTTAGCCAGGGTAACGCCATTGTCTGCAAGACTTAGAGTAACATTGCCCTCAGTACCACCACCTGACAAACCTGTACCAGCAATAACTCCAGTAATGTCACCCACAACATCAGTGTTGCGAATGAACTTTCTTACCTCAACCTGCGAGTTAGCTGGAGGCGCTTCAGAGAAAGTAAGCACTAAACCAGATAGGCTATAGGAACTAACCTTCTGCATTAAGCCATCAATAGATACCTGCAATAAAGATGTGCTAGTAGGGGCATCACTTAATGTGAATGCTGTTTGTGCGCCTGTGCCAGTAAATTCGTCTACTGTGAGTATCTGTGTACCAGTGCCAGCTACAGCATAGTCCAATGCTTCAACAGCACCCGTTAGATCGAATCCTAGTAGCTTTCCAGCCCTTGTAGCTGAGACTGGTAGCTCCATATTAACTGTGCCAGCATCGCTCTCAGGTCGCCTTACAGCGCGTTCTAGGCCTGTTGTACCCTGCTGGAGTGCTAACCACAGTGCATCAAAGTCACCGTTAACGTCTAATGCTAGGAAATCACCGCTGTTCTGGTAGTTAGTTGTACGCGCCAAGTCCATATCTAGGTATATGGCTATCTTGTCACCAGTAGCTGCACCGCTGGTTAGCGTCACGTTACCACCGTATGAGCCTACTCCGCTCAGGGTGTAGTCATTGGAGCCGCCTAACGTCAAAGCTGTACCGTTCTTCAGGACTTTTATGTCACCATCGGCTAACGCGGTAAACGTGTACGGGAATACCGTCTGCCCACTTGTGGCAACATAATCGTTCCTAGTTGTTGCTGCTGTTACTGTCATTTCTGCACCCCAATAATTGTGCTAATTATACTACATTGATCTCTTAAATTCTGCTTAGTCATCGTCAGCTAAATCACGCAAAGCATCAGATAACGCGCCATTTGCAATTCTAGCCGCATTAAGGATTTGGTCATCGTAAGTACGCAAGGCTTCTTCTTTCTCCTTGCCACTCATCTCTAGGTCTTTATATACACGCTTTCTTAGCTTGTTGAGCTTCTTGATAATCTTTCCCTGAGACTGAATAACAGGCGTAACAGAAATTAATGCTGCGTTTTCTTCCCTGTATTCTTCCAGCCTTTCATATTTACCTTCTTCTCTAAATATTCTTAAACCATTCTTCGTCTGCTCTGCCAACTCCTGAGTGTCGTAAAACTGCTGCACACTGTTAGACATGCCTCCAGTTGGATACCTCATGGTAAATGCTCGAACTAATGGCAAATCAACAGGACTTGTAGGGTCTTCTGGGAACTCCTCTCCATTCCACTCTTTTACCTTCTGGAGTAAGATGTCACCCGCATCTGTAATGTAAGGGCCAGATGTTGCTAATGTTCCCCTAATAATGTTGTCTATTTTTGCAGGAGAATAATTAAATACCTTGCCTAGCTCTTGAGCAGTCAATGATGTTCCAGCAGTCTTTCGCTCTTCTGGAGGTAGTTTATCCATGTATTCTGGGTAAATACGCCTGCCCTGGAAGAAGTTGTAATTAGTAATCTGCTCAACAGTAGTCTTGATTGGCCCAGGAAGCACAGCACTAGGGTCATAAACAGGGCTAACTGAGGTAACTATACCTCTAATTAAGTCTTTAGCCATGTCAGCAAACCCCGTTTCTCCTTCAGAATCTGCCCATATCATAGCTCGCTCTACTGTACTGCCAAATATAAAACCTACAGTAAAAGGCTTTGGCACTCTAGCCCAAGTATCCCCTACCTTGAACACCCAAAACATGTCGCGTTGCCACTCAGGAATCTCTAGGTATTCTTTCTTCTCTTCTTCTGGAGCAATATGCAGGTAATATCCTGTCAGTATAATCTGCGGGATAGTAATCGTGGCAGAAGCATACATGATCATTGCTTTAGGATTCTTTCTAATAGCGCGGATAAACTTGTTTGAGCCTTGTACGCCAGCGTTAAAGAATGGAACGTATCTATTTATTTCTTTACTGGCACGACCGCCTCTAGCAAAGTCTATGCTTGCGTCCCTTGCCTCCATAGCTCCTTGTGCATCTGTCATACCTTTTCTTTTGGCTGCGTTATATACGCCTATACGCACACTCTGCTCAACTAGAGAGCCTATATCTTGTGGCAAGTTTAAGGGGTTCTTCAGATACCTTTTGAGCTTGCCTTCATTCTTAAACATTTCTGCGTAAGCATTTTTAATGCCTTCGTCAGACATATTCATATAGCTATTAAATGATGCTCCTGAAGCTCTCCATCTCTCATACAGGTCGTTTTTGCCTATACGAGCCGTTAGACCTTTAACTACGTCAATAACATTTGGCCTAGCTTCGCTTAATATGTAAGAGCCATGCACATCCCTGATAAAGTTTCGCGCCATAAATTCTGGGGTAATGGTTGCGCCAGTACGCAAAATACTTGCAGGGGTGCTTAACAGCCATCCAAGGCCCGTTATTTCTTGCGGCCCCATAGATGTCATTGCCTGAACAAGAGATGGATGCACTTTGTAGTATTTGTTTTCACCTTTAACTAAAACTGTAATCACACCTTCGGGCTGCTTGTCTCGCAGATACGGAACCTGCACCCCTGTTTCTTTGTCTTTTGCCATCCCTATTTCTGGTTTATAGGTGCTAATGTACTCAGGCATTACATCTTTAAGCGCCACTAACTGATTAGCTACACGATTCTGGTAAGAGATGTCAGTAATTCTAAAGGTATTTCTTATAATAGATTCTATAGGGTCAGCAATCGCCTTGTCGCTACCCTGTATTTTCTTTATTACTTGGCCTAGTTTTTTGCCAGCAAACGTACTGCTTGCCTTTATCTGTAAGCCTTGCAGCCCTGCTGTTTCTCCGTACTCCTCATCCATCACTCTCTGGAACGGAATGTAATTAGGGTTCTCTGCCTTAATTGTGTCGTACTTAGCTTTTGACATAACACCAAAGGACACCAGCATTTGCAGCATTCTGTCTTGGTAGTCGTATATCTCTTGTGCAGACGTATCTAGCAATACAATGTCTTCACCATACTTCTCATTGATCCTGGCTAAGTCTTTGATAGACTTTTCTTTTTGCTTCTCAGTAATCTCGACATCTTCTCTATCTTTAAGGTCAAGTGTGTACCTACGCGCAATCAAGTAGTCTATTAAGTCTTTCTTTCTTTTCTTTTGGTTAGGCTCAATACGCATTGCATTGAAGTCAAAATCATCTAGTATTGGCTTTAATCCCTTGCCTGTCTCGACTAACTCCCCCTGCTCATTAAGAACAGTTGTGCCATTGTTAAGAGAGCTAAGAGCCATGCCTGTTACGCCAGAATATAAGCGTACAGCGTCTTCTAGAATATTGTCTTTGCCTCGCTTTGCAGCTTCTTTTGACACATCTACAAGCGCCCCTAAATCGTCAATCCACTTATAGTATTCTTCATTAAATATGCTTTTATCTGCCGCAATAGTATCTGGTTGTTTGCCAGCACTTAGCTGGTCTTGCTGCGCGCTGCTTATAAGGTCAGGTGCAGGGTTGTCTATGTTTTCTATAGATTCTTCTATGGCTTGGCCTACAGTTACCTCAACACCTTCATCAGCAAGAGGGGTATCATCAATGGTTAACTGATCATCAACTATTGCGTCTTGCTCTAAAGATGTAAGCTGATCTACTGACTTCTTAGCATCTTGTGGCGACATGCCTTTGCTAATCAACAGGTTTGCTGCTGCTGATGCACCCGCCTTCGTACCGCCCATAGCCATAATGAGGCCAGACTCAAGCAGTAACTGCTCTGCATCAGGTGTAATGCCATTAAGAACGTCAGCCATTGTGTAGCCTTCAGTCAGGGCTAAATCAACAGACTCTCGCAAGATGTCAGCTACTCTTTCCTCGCCTAACTCCATCAACATGCCGTTCCAGCCAGCCCTAGTAAATACCTCTGACATACGAGCATTGGGCTTAATTAACTTATAAGCCTTATATAGATTGTTTTTAAGGTTAGCAGGAAGCTTATTGATGCTGGTAATTGCACCATTGGTCAAAGCTGCCTTGCCCTTTTGGAATCGCACAGACTTACTAAGCTTTGACGCTACAGCTAAACCTGTTAACTCAGCAGCTACTTCAGCACTTACATAGCCGTATGCTTTTAATGCACTGATGGCTGGGCTTTCTTTAGCCTCACGGAATATTAATTGACCTGTCTCAGAGACTTCCAGCCCTTGCGCGATGCGTATATTACCGTATGCCTTGTATCCTTGCACTGGCATTAGCATGGCACTCTGTGTCGCTACTCGTGCTGTTGCTCCAGCGACTTGCGCTAGGACACGGTTCTTAACAAGCTCCTGTGTCGTTTTAACTGCTGCTGTCTGTACGCTCTTGCCAACACCACCTGTAGCAGCAAACTCCGTCATAAACGCAGGTATCTGCTCTCCATAGTATCTAAACTTGCCGCCAAAAGTCATGCCTCTGACTTCCATCTCAATAGCTTTATCTAGCCACTTATCTAGGTATTGCTTATCTGCCTCAGAAACATCTTGTCCTTCACGAATCCTGTCAGATATACGCAACAAACCAACAGCTTCTGCGCCCTGCACAATACCACCGCCAGGAAGAACTTGTGACCAATCTAAGAAGTCACCTACCTCGCCAATATCAATAGGGTTATTCAGCCACATATCGACAGTGTGCTTAGGGTATCGAGAACGAGCAAG